TTGCCAATATGCCCGAAGACGGCACATTCGTAGAACTGGGTGCGTGGCTCGGTAAGTCATCAGCCTACCTATGCGACAAAGCAACACACCAAAACATCACAATCATAGATTCCTTCAAAGGAACGGCAGAGTACATAGACTCCTACTACAAGCTCGCCAAGACCAACGACATCTACGAGCTGTTCTTGGAGAATATGGGAACCCGTAATTACAATGTAATCAAAGGAACATCCAAAGTAGCTGCAAAAATGTTTCTGAACGAATCCCTTGACGTGGTATTCATAGACCTTGACCATTCCTATAAGGCGGTAAAGGAAGACATCAAGCTATGGCTACCCAAAGTAAAGAAGGGAGGCTTCATCGCAGGAGATGACTACCACGAACATTGGAAGGGAGTAATCCAAGCCGTTGATGAACTCCTGCCTCGTGCTACGTTCATTGATGACTGTTGGATTTACCAAAGGTGAAAACGCTAAACTCATTGTCGGGAGGCAAGACCTCCTCGTACATCGCAGCAAACTATCCTGCGGATTATGACATCTTCTCTCTTGTAAGAATTGAGGACAAGAACTGTTTATTCCCCGATGCCAAAATACGCAAAGAGGTAGAAGACAGAATCCAAGCTCCATTCATCGGAACGGCAGAAGATGATATGATTATCTACACTATGCTTGACCTTGAGCAGCACATCGGCAGACCTATCACTTGGGTGACGGGGAAGACCTTTGACCAAATCACACAACGAAAGGAGAAGGTTTACTTGCCAAACAAGGTGCAACGATTCTGCACCATACAAATGAAGATTGAACCTATTTTCTATTGGATGGCAGAGAACATTGGTGAGCCTGTTGAAACTCGCATAGGCTTTCGTGCTAACGAAACCAGTAGGGCAAAGAATATGATGGAGCGAGTGAACCAAGATGGCCTTACTACATTCAAAGCAACATTCGAGAAACACAAAGACGGCAGAAACAAATGGGTAGATGTTCCATATCAGAAGCCTCACTTCCCATTGATAGATGACAACATCTACAAAGACCACATAGAAAAGTATTGGCTTGGCAAGCCTGTACGTTTTGCTTGGATGAACAACTGCGTAGGGTGCTTTCATAAAAGCCCTTTGCTACTTCGCAAGATGTTTGACAAGCATCCCAATAAGTTAGAATGGTTTGCCAAGCGAGAACGAGAGAGCATCAACAATGCACATTGGCGTTCAGAGATGACCTACGATGACATCAAGAATTGGAACTCGCAGTTTGAATTGTTTGATGATGATTTTAACGAATGCGATACGGGATACTGCGGACTATGAAGAACCACACAAAGGTCTATCTCAAAGGGATGGGCTACTCCACAACTGACTTCATCCCCTGCGAGGTATGTCAAGCCCAAGCGCAAGACATTCACCACATAGAATCACGCGGAATGGGTGGAAGCAAAATTGCTGATACGATAGAAAACCTAATGGCTCTATGCCGTAATTGCCATACAGAATATGGGGATAAGAAGCAGCACAAAGAGATGCTAACCGCAACACACGATCACCACCTATCAAAAAGGGTTATTTAGATACAACCGAAAATAACGGAATTGAACGGATATGAAAGATGACAAAGGCAGGTTCATAGCAGGCAACACAGGAAGGCCAAGCGGAACACCAAACAAGACCACCAATAAAATCAGAGAGGCATTCCAAACCCTCATCGAAGCCAACCTTGAGAATATGACCCTATGGCTCACGCAGGTGGCAGCAGATGACCCAAAGGGCGCACTTGACCTATTGAACAAGATGGCAGAGTATACGACTCCCAAACTCGCAAGGGTGGAGAACTCACACGAGGTATCGGATGAGCTAACGAAAATCAAGGTAGAGATTGTCCGAACTAAACCTAAAGAGTAGCGAACTCTTTGAAAAGAACTACACCGCACCAACTCGGATAGTAGTCAATCAAGGCGGTAGCCGTTCGGGTAAAACCTACTCGCTTTTGCAGATGCTCATCGTGATGGCGATGGAGGATAGAGGCAAGGTGTACTCAATCGTGCGCAAGTCCCTGCCGTCTCTGAAGATGACGGCCTATCGTGACTTCTTTGAGATTCTAAATGCCAACGGTCTCTATGATGAGGCACGGCATAATAAGAGCGACTACACCTACGAGCTGAACGGCAACCTCTTTGAGTTCATCAGCCTTGACCAACCGCAGAAAAAACGTGGAGCAAGACGAGACTACCTATTCTGCAACGAGGCCAACGAACTTACTTGGGAGGATTTCTTTCAGCTCTTGATTCGTACCACAGGCAAGATATGGGTTGACTACAACCCCTCTGACGCATTCCATTGGATATACGATAAGTTGCTGACAAGGGATGACGTTACCTACATCCAATCCACCTACCTTGATAACCCGTTCTTGGATGCCTCTATTGTTGAGGAGATAGAAAGGCTGCAACATACGGACAATGACTATTGGAGAATCTACGGACTCGGAGAACGTGGTATGAGCAGAGCCACCATCTTCCAATACGGGCAGGCAGAGATACCAACGGAGGCAACGCTCTTATGTCACGGGATGGACTTCGGCTACACCAACGACCCAACCGCACTTGTGGCAGTTTACAAGTCGGGTGACAATCTTTATGTGGATGAATTGATTTACCGCACGGGGATGACCAACCCCGACATCAGCAACGTACTTGCCTCTCTTGGCCTTGACAGACGCACGGAGGTATTTGCTGACTCTGCTGAACCCAAAAGCATCGAGGAGCTGCATCGTATGGGATGGAACGTGAAACCCACGCAGAAGGGCGCAGATAGCGTCATAGTGGGCATTGACGTACTGAAGCGACACAAGCTATTCGTAACCCCACGAAGCAGCAACCTAATCAAGGAACTTCAGAACTACAAATGGGTAGAAGATAAGAACGGCAACCTGCTCAACAAACCGATAGATGCATTCAACCACGCCATTGATGCGCTGCGCTATGCAACGTATAACAAGTTGAGCAGACCTAACTTTGGCAGGTATGCCATACGCTAAAACTAAAAGGTTATTTTAATACAATGGAACTAAAGGTAATTGTACCCACCGCCCTATCAGAGATCACGCTTGACCAATACCAACGCTTTGCGAGGCTTGAGGGCGATGAGGAGTTCTTGACCCACAAGATGCTTGAGATATTCTGCGGAGTGCCTCTTGCCAATCTTCCGAATGTACGCATCAAAGATGTGAGCCACATCAGCAAGCACATAAGTGCGATGATAAACGAGAAGCCAAGCCTCACGGCAACCTTCACGATGGGGGACACGAAGTACGGGTTTATCCCTGAACTTGACAATATCACCTATGGTGAGTTCGTTGACCTTGATGGATACCTGCAAGACGTGCAAGACCTGCACAAAGCAATGGCAGTATTGTATCGCCCTATCACGAGCGAGGTCAAGCATCGGTATCTAATAGAGCCATACGAGGGCGCAGGCAAGTACTCGGAGCAGATGAAGCAAGCCCCGATGAGTGTTGCTATGGGCGCAACGCTTTTTTTTTGGCATTTAGGGAACGAATTGTTGCAGGCTATGCTGACCTCTTTGGAGGCGAAGAATCAAACGAATACTCCAAGCAAGGACAATTCAGCAAGCAATGGGGATGGTATGCAACAATCTATCAACTTGCTAAAGGAGACATTAGGCAGTTTGCAGAAATTACACAACTTCAACTCCACGAGTGCCTACACTTCCTCACCTTTGAAAAGCAAAAGCAAGAAGTTGAAAACGACCTAATAAAAAAGTCAATAAAATGAGACAGTTCTACGACATCACCACCAAACTCAAGGACACCCTTGAGGCGAATAGCCAAGTCAACGTGGTAACCACAGGTGACATATTCGACATAGACCTAAACAAGCAGACCATCTTCCCTTTGTCGCACATCATTATCAACCAAGCAACATTCGAGGGACAGATAGTACGGATGAACGTGAGCATCGTTTGTATGGATTTAGTGGATGAGACAAAAGAGAATCCAAGATTGCAGGCAGAGCCGTTCTACGGCATCAGCAACGAGCAAAACATACTGAACACGCAGCTCGCAGTAATCAACGATGTGGTGACTGAATTACGCAGGGGTACTCTGTACACCGACCTTTATCAGTTGGATGGTACTGCTTCTTGCGTTCCGTTCAGCGAGAGGTTTGAGAACCTGCTTGCAGGATGGACTGCAACCTTTGATGTGCTGCTTGCAAACACCGAGATCAACGTCTGCTAAAATGGCACGGAAGGACTTGATACAAACGGTGCTTACAAAGTTTGCGGGGTATGTTATTCAGCAGGCCAAGTCCAACCTTACGCGGGGCAAACGCAATGCGAGCAAGAACCTATACAACTCTTTAAGCTACGATTTGC